TGTTAGCTGCTATTCATGCTACTGACAAAGGAGAGTTAGATGAAGCATTAATAGATTTGTTACCTACACAGGAATCTGAAACTTTAAAGCCATCTAGAATAAATTATAACCAATTAAAAGGTGCTAAAACAAAAGACACCACTGCTATTCGTGTAAGAAATAATATAGCAGAAAGAATTGCACCAATGTTAAAAGCTACAATCGTTAGACCTGACGGAAATACTGGATTAGAATCTTACAGTTTTAATAGTGCTAAAGCAAATGAAATACTATTAAAGGTAACAGATAGTATAGTAGAGAAATTTGTTCTTCCACAGATTGGACAAGAAGAAGAAGAGCTTATTCGTATGGCTTCTAATATTGTTCAAGACTATTCAAATCTTGTAAAAGAGGATTCTTCTTATGAAGAAGACCCTGAACATTTTGATTTATACTTTGATGAAATTTTTATGGACAGTATAAAAAGTGATCAAGCTAATGCTACAGAGTTGTGGAAACAAAAATTGAATGTGCCAGAAGTAACAACTCATACACATTCTGATGGTACACCACCACATGGTGGACATGATGGTGATGCTCCAGGACATGGTCACACTTCTCCATCACCTGAACAACAAACTGAAGAACAAACTGAAGAACCAGATCCAAATTTTGAACCAGGACTTCCAGAAGAATTACAAGTACCAACAGAATAGGCACACAATAAATGGCTGACTATATAAATAGAGCAGAAGATAGTTATTTTACAGATTTAATTGATGATGAAACTTTTGGTGAAGACCTTAAAAAGTTTTTTACTGGTGGTCGATATAACTATTCTCAAAAAGAAATAGAAGAAAAAGGTGTTGAAGGTCTTGCAAATGATTTTGCAGAACATATGAGATATCAATCTACGAATGAAACAACAGCAGTAAAAGATTTGCTTTACGTTCAAAGAGACTATGAAACGAATGAAAAAATTCCTGAAGCAGTGGGTAGAGATAGAAGAGTAAAAGAAGGTAAGAAAGCTTTCGGTAGATTAATGCAAGCCTACGACATGAGTGCAGGTGGTGGAGATGGATCTATAGGAAGTAAACTAGAAGGTGCAGGAGATTACCTTAAAGCCTTTGTTTCCTCGCCTTCTACACTCCTTACTGTAGGTACACTAGGAACTGGTATCTTTTCTAAGATAGCAGCTAGAGGTGCTTCTAAAGCTACACAGATGTCTATCAGAGCACATATGTCTAAGATGTTATCTGAAGGTGTAAAAGAAGCTGCAGTAAAAGAAAAGTTTAAGAAGACTCTTGGTGCAGGTGCAGCTAAAGGTGCAGGTGCTGCAATAGCTATAGAAGGATCTCTTGGTGGTGGTATGTCGTATGCATCTAATGAAGCAAGGGCAGGAACAATAGATGATTACACCTATACAAAGGGTGATGTAATAATGGATGGCCTTGTATCAGGAGCTTTTGGTGGAGTTATGGGTGGAGCTTTCGGAGCATTAGATGCTAAGAAAGTAAATAACGCTATAGATATTACCATGAGAAATCTTAAAGCTGGTAGTAAAGCAAAAGCTAAAGCAAAACAAGAAGCAGTAGCAACTATTACAAATGCTAAACCATCAGTGATAGACAGTACTTTAGAAGATGTTGTTGATGTAGTTAATGTTGTTAGAGCAAAAAAATTAAAACAAAAATTAGACCCTCTTGATCCAGAGATGGTAAAGATGGGTCAAGATTTAAAGAGAGAAGTTTTAAGTACCAAACGTAACAAGATTCTTGATTCAGGTTTAGATACAGATACTATTAAAAGTATTATGGCTGCTGCTATTGAAATGAAAGGTAAACTAAAAGTTGGTAAAGGACAGAGAATAACTTCAGCAATAGCAGACCAATTAAGAGGAGATGTAGAACCTACAATAACTTCAAAAGAAGCAAATGCAATAAGAGAAAAGTATAATTTATCTGCAGAAGAGTTTTCTTATATATTTTTAGCAGAGCTATCTAAAGCAGGTAAACTTCTTGGGGAAGCAAGCCAAGTAAAAAGAGTATTTAGTAATATAGATGTACTAGCTAATCATGGTATATCTAGTTTAGCTGATAGAGAAGTTGCAGATATTTTTGAAGCTGTTGGTGGTAGAGAACAAGGTTTTAAAAATAAAAATAAAAATGCACCTAGTATTCCTCAAAATGCTTTAAGGTTAGCGCAAGATACAGACGCATTAAGAATTGCATTTATGACCTCTCAAGTAGGTACAACTATTGCTAACGTAACAACACAAGGTTTCAATACTTTTATTGATATATCAGATCAGTTTTGGAAAAACGTGCTACGCAGTACAGTCGGTAACAAAATGCCCGATGGTACTGTAGATAGACGTTGGGTAACTGGTACATTATCTAATTTACGTGGATTAACTATGAACCGTGAAGAAGCAATGGTTCTTAAAGATATGTTAATGGAAGATGCACCGTTTAAATATAGAGATTTATTCTATGAAAATACTCGTGCATTGAATCATATGAATAGTCAAAGTATGATGGCTCGTGCTGGTAGAATAGTAAATAAAGCTAACATTATGACAGATGCAGTATTTAAGCAATCCTATTTATATGCTTCTATAGATAGGCAATTAAGAGAAGTAAATGTACCTGCTGTTTTGGTTAGAAATGAACAGGGTCAAGTAGTAGAAACAAGACCAATAGGTAGAAATTTTTCTGAATTTATTTTAAATGGTAACTCTGTTAGAGATTTACCAGAAAAAGTATTAGACAAAGCAATAGACGATGCAAAAAGATTTACTTTTCAAAGAGACTATAAAAAAGATGTATCCCTCTTTGGTCGTGGTGCTTCTGCAATGCAACAACTACATAGGAAATACCCATTCTTAATTTCTGCAGGTGCGGATATACCGTTCCCAAGATACATAGCAAACCATTTAGAATACATAAATGATTATACTCCTATCGGTATGGTTACTGGTGGTCTAGATAAAATAGATGAATTAACTAAACGTAGTTTGGGTAGTGCTTGGAGTGATGGAATAAAGACAGGTAGAGATAGACTTGCAAGACAGATGACAGGTGTAGGTCTATTATTGGGTGGTATCTATGCAGCAGCAGCTAAACAAGGTGAAATAGATTTTGATAAACTAGAACTTGAAGGTGGTAGAGGTGAATTAGACATGGCTAGGGTTGCTGGTCCTTGGGCAGCTAACCTTTTATTAGGTGATTTAATCTATAGACATGCTACTGATAAACCTATTAACCCTACAACAACAAGTGAAAATATAAGAGAGATAATGGGTGGTGTTCCAGATATAGGAACAGGATCTTTTAATTTAGAGTTTCCTCTTATAAGAGAGTTGGTTAAGTCAGTAGAACGTGGAGAGGCTACAGAAGGTCTTGAAAAAGAATTAGGTAGTATCATGGCTACGTTTACTTACCCTGCAACTATTGCAAGAGATGTCTACGCACAGATAAACTTTGACTCAGCAGGTAATCCTTACACAAGACCAATGCTTCCTGGAGAAGCAGATCAAACAGATATATTTGGGGAAAGAAATTTTATCTCAGATATTATTAATAGTGAGATGTTAAAGAACCAAGCTACTAGATTTCTACTCGATTCTAATATGTTTAGTTACAACCAATCTAGAACACCTGTCTCTGGTAAAACTGGTTACGACTACAAACTGTATAGTATTTTTAATCCTAATGCAGTAGGTAGTTATAATCCTATCACTAAACAATTCGGTATGACACAAGAGCCACCAAGCACTGGTCTACAAAGAGAGATCACACGACTTAATTTAAAAGACTACAAACTGTACACAAATAAAAGTGTTCGTAACAGTAGTCTAGCTTACCAAGTACAATACAATTTATCTCAGAAACTACCTGCTTTATTTGAAGTGTGGAGAAAAGGTATACCACTAGGTGGTAAAAACAATCCTTATGCAGACCTTACCTACGATGAACTAGATGCACTGCCTATAGACCCTAAAGATATAGAATCTTATAAAGCTAAATTTCTTGATGCTTATATTAAAGGGCAAATTAAAAAAGAGGAAGAGGCTGTAAAAGCAGCCTTTGAAGATGCTCTATTAGATCCTAAATTAAAAAAGAGAACTATAGGATATATAAGAAATCAATATGAATTGATAACAGCAAAATTTGGTAAAGTTGATAATGTCATAGATAGAAACCCTGATAAGTTTGACGGTGCTGAAACTGCTAAAGAGTATCTATCTAGAGCTACAGATATTGAGGATGAGATAAACAGACGATTATATATTCTGGACGTGATAGAAGAAGAAGAAGCTGGAGGTATAGGTGAACCGCTTCAGGTAGGAGACTAATCATCTTCTAACATAAAGTCAGCCCAATCGTAAGCTGCTTTCTTTATATCATACATTTGAGATGCCCCTCTACTGTGAACGAGTAACCCAGCAAGTGCTTGACCTGCTAGGTATCTTCTCGCAGTGAGGGGCTTCATTGTTTTTGGGCTTCTCTTAGTCTGTGTAAACTTTCTCGCTTCTTCTGCTAATTTTTTGCTCATGCTCTTTTACTTTTTTTAGGTTGGTAAAGTAGGCTGTATTAAAACCAAACTCCCAACTTCTATTGTTATTAGTATTGGTCGGGTAGGGATTACCCAACTCACCTTTTTTAAAAGCAACCTGACCTTCATTGAAGGGGTTTACTTTCTTTTTGCCTTCATTGCGTCTAGCATTTTGTTTAGATACCATTGTGCCTTCTCCATATCTTCTACAGGGTTAGTCTTATATCTATGTCGGTGTTGATACTTTATCATATTACCATGACAGTATGCTATGAAACCATCTTCACCTAATACTTGCTTTATATAATCAATACACTCTATACCACCATCTAAATTATAGTGGGCAGGTTTATTAACAGGGTCGTACTTCATAGTGTAACTAGCTCCGCTTCAGTGTAAGGAATATGAAAGAAGTATTCTTTTCGTCTAGCATTAGCTAACCATATCTCCTTTGCACACTCTTCAGTAAGTTGGTAGTCTTTGATTCTCCATGCTTGTTTGCAGTCCTGACGTATTACATAAAAGTTACAGTATGTATTGTCAGCTTCTACTTTTTTATATTTATTTATAAGTCGATACTTTCTATACGGTATACGTATCTCTTTCCATTTAGGATTCCAATCACCTATCCATTGGTTCTTCATCTCTACTTCAGAGTAATACATACCACCATTTTTCTCACTCTTTATGTCAAAAGAAAAGTCTTCTTCTGTATCAAGGATAGTATGTCCAATACCTTCTAGGTAATTTGTTATTACTGTTTTAGCCTTACTGTCATTCTCCTTATATGATTTAGGTTGAAACTTCCTGTAGTATGATCCTTTAATTGGTTGTAGCATTATATACTCCTAAGTTATATCTACAATTTCACAAACGTCACCAGTACAAGCAAACTGCTGACTAGAACTAGTACCATCTTCTTTCTCATAGTCCGAGAGTTTAGACCAATCAATACTCTTTGGCATGGTTAATAGTAAACTATTATAAGTCTGCTTGTCAACCTCTTGATATGGTGCTTGTTGGTACGTATGCTCGTTATATGGTAAGAAAGATACACCTGACATTTCATCGAAGTGCTCATACACAAACGCTCCGACTTCAAACCATTCATCCTTTTTAACATTGATAGTCACACTTGGTTTGTGTTCACACCAATTACGTTGATAGATTAACCACATCTCTAACTGTTCAATAGCAGTTTGATCTGCAGTAACTACTGAACCTCTTGGTGATTTGATTGGAAAACTAAATACAGTTGTAGTATCTCCTTTCATAAAACAAGGTTCACTAGGTATTCCCTGATCTATCATAAACTGTGTAAGAGGATCTTTGTTATCACCTCTTACTGTTCTTATGTAGTACCTACTGTGTCTTGCATGTATTCCAGAGGCACTGTCAACAAGTTGGCTAACTGTTCCACTGGGCTTGACACAGGTGATAGATGTACTTTGTGGAATGCCAAGCCGATTAGCATACTCAAGATTAGTATTAACAGCAATTTCTCGTAAATGTTCAAGAGTCTTCTCCAATCCTTTATTCTTTGTAGTCATTAATGGATTATCCATTATTCCAGTGAGCGACACACCCAACAGTCGTTCTTCTTCGGTATTTCGTTGCCACACTTTTCGCAGATATGGGAACTTAGTAAAGGTAGACTGAATAGTTCCAAGAATTGTTGCCAACTTAACTTTACGTGCCAGATCGTCATAAGAATCTGTAGCTCTAACGACAACCTCAGTGAGGTTACAAAATTGGTAAGGGCGTAAAATAATTTCCGAGCAGGGGTTAGTACCAAACTCGTAGTTAGGGTCACGTCTTCCATACTTTGCAGCTTGTTTCTTACTTGCTTCACGATTGAATATACCACGTTCACCACTCCCTGATTCTACTAGTGCCATCCATTCTCTCATAAAAGATATGGCATCTGGTTTCTCTGTATAAGACACAGAGTTATTAGACAATGCACGTTGTGGTTCGTTCTCCCACCACTGTCCTGACTTAGCATGTCGCATACGATCATCACTCAGGTTAGATAAAGAGATCATAGCACTACGTCTAACACCACCCACTACAACTACTTCACCAATCTTACACATTATATCGTGGCACTCTATTGATGATAGCTTACGTCCTTGTGAGTCTTTAAAAATCTTTATAACAAAGTTAAACAAGTCTACCAAAGGGGCAGGGCCACTAGCTCTACCACCAAATGTTTTAAGTCTAGAACCTGCAGGTCTGACCTTCGATATATCCCACTTAGGTATCTCACCACTGTATAGTAATGCTATTACTTGTCGTAATGCTTTTGCCCAACCTTCCTTACTATCTTTTACTGCAATAATAGTATCACTATCATACAGTTCTGGAACTTCTGGTAGTTGCTGTATAAACTGACGTTCTACAGAAAAACCTACACCAGTACCACATAGTAATATAAACATAGCTTCATCGAAAGACTTGGGATCATCGACAGGTAAGTAAGAACAATTATACATGCAAGTATTATCTCTGTCAGCAGCAGGGCCAGCAGTCATCATTGCTCTCATGCTTGGCATTACTTCTAATGCAAGTATGGCTTGTTCTATTTTATTTGTTGTTTCTTCATCTACATTTGTATGGACAACATTAGATACATATCTACCTACTGTTTCAGTCCATGACTCTCTTCTGCCTTCATCTTCTAGCCAACGTGCATAACGTGAGGTGTGTATAAAAGACTGATAGTCTGTTGGAAGTAGGTTATTCATTTATCATATCTCCTCGTGACTACCCAAATTGCACCTGCAATTATTGATGCAAGTATAAACATTGCTGTAAATATCTCACTCATCTTTTATCCCCACTTCCTTGTATCTTACCACGTTTCTTTCTGTCTTGTAGTTTGTCTAAATTCTTCTGTGCTATATCAGCCATCTCTACATTTAGATCACGACATAGTGCAGCTATGTACCATAGACAATCTCCAACCTCATCTGCAATAGCATCCCTGTCAAAGTTTCCGTCACGTAATATCTTTTTAACTTTATTAGCTACTTCACCTGCTTCTGCAGCCAGGCCAAGTGCAGGATAAATTACCTGATGTGCATCTTTATATACTGCTGTTTCAGCAGCACGAGCTTGATACCAAGTCATTTCCATATTCGGTTCGTTCCAGTATTTAAAATGTTCTATATCTTCTTTCGTTATCATTGTCTTATTACCTCACACTCAACTATTTCTACATCTTCTATGTCATACAAAACATTCTCCATGAGTTCTTTTACATCACCTGATGTATTATCTTTTCCTAGTTCAAAGATATAAGAATCTGGATCTATTTTTAATTTTATTATTACTTCATATTCCACAACTAAAGTCCTTAGTTATACTCAAGTAAAACTCAAAGTCAATCACGATCATCAATCTCTAACTCAAGAGGTTCGATGTTAGACTGAAAATATTTTACCATTTCATACGCATCATTAAAGCTATCAAAAAAGTATTCCATTTGTATTACCTTTCCTTCTATTTCAACTTTGCATACATTGTAGTGTACGTCTTGTTCATCAGGTAGATCACATGGGTATGGGCCTGATAGGACATCCCAGATTTTAACCTGTTTCATTTGTACTACGTCACTGTTTGCCATCTTCTTTTAAACTCCTTATCAGTTTAAGGTAGTGTGGTAGTTCTGATATTACTAACCATTGATGTCTATCTGATCTGTAAAAAACTACAGGGTCACCTTTGTCATGGTTAGTACATTGCTTTATCCAATCATACACGGTCTTGAGTGCAGACTTTCTTCTTTTTACTTCTATAGAAATAGGTATGTATTTTCTAGCAGCAGGGGATAACTGGATATCTGCACCAGTTTCACCCATAACTGTAGACTTTACATCATCTGGTTCTAGTTCAGGAAACGACTCAAGTAAAGCATCTCTTATCTCCTGTTGGCCTAATCTTCCTTTCTGTTTGGCACGTCTACTCAATCTATAAGCTCCTCTACTCTGGGCTTTTTAACTACGTCAATTAGATACTCTTTACCGTATGAGTATTTAAATACACGAGCTTCAGGCCAACATATCTTACGATATTCGCATGAACTACATGCATAGGATAGTTTAGTATTCTTAGATCCTTCTGACTGAGGTACAACTTCTAATCTCTGGTCTGGTATTTTACCCACGACTAGATCTTTTACTTCGTTTATTTCTTTTTCTTTAGTAGTAAGTTCTTTATCAAAGTCGTACATATCTAAGTGTAATTCAAAACTGTCCTTTTGTACGACAAGAAAAGCACCACGATTTTTATCAGTAACTAGTGGATCATTCTTACCTGCATAAACATATGAACTAAGCTGACTTATATAACCATACGGATCATCATCACGTAATGAATTTGTTTTGAACTTCTTCATTCCATAACGTGATGTAGACTTTACATCAACAGTTATACCATCAATGACCGCATCTCTGTGACCCCTGATACCATTAACTGATAGTCTGTCCTGTTCACCTTGGACATCATGTCCTGCAGCTTTAGCGAGTGAAAGAACTAGGGCTTCTAAAAGATCCCCGTAAAAGAAAAGACCAAGTAGTTGAGGTTTTAGCGGTGCAGCTTCCTCTGTTTTATTTATTCTATACCAAGTCTTTCTTTTACAGGGTGAACCCACAGAGGATAAACTTAAATACCCTCTGGGTTTCTGAGGTTCCTTGAATCTTGATTCAGCTATTTGAGAAATATTCTTTGCTAGATAATCTGTGATTGTCTTATCCCACCCACCCTTTCCTTCGATGACACCATAGATATCTTCAACGAGTGTTTCAATGTTAGGCATTGCTCACTCCTTAGAATGGAATTTCTTCAGAAGAAGTTGCCTCTGTAGTAGAAGAAACATTCTGTGTGAAGGGATCTTCCTTATCAGCAGAAGCATCATACTCCAAATGTTTGAGTACCTTTACTCGCTCAAGTCGAGTAGTAGTAGTGCCATAGTTTTTGTTTTTGTAGATGTCTAATTCTACAAGAACCTCTGAACCATTACCAATGACACCATCGGTTTCAAAGTTCCAAAGACTACCATCTGATTTGTAAACTGATGGTGCTCCACCATCCCAATCATTTGGTGTCTCAAACTTACGTGAGAACTTTATGTCCATACCACGTCCTTGTGGATCATCCTTACCATTGGACATGCAACCTGCATTTTTTACCTTGGCGTAATTATCCTTATCCAAGATAACATTAATAGTACAACGTCCATCAGTATCTTTCCACTGACCTTGATAACCTTCTAGGTCACGGTTTTCTTCAAATACTTTTGCCCATTGAGCGATTCCAGTAACAGTAATTTTAGCCATTTGCTAACTCCTTTAGTGTTTAGAATTGAATTGTAGCATGTATCAAAAAGCACATGCAAGACTTTTTTAATGTATTTCAGAATATTTATTTCCGAACTGTACATCTATTCCTAGTTCAACATTTAATTTTAACTCCTCATTTAGTTTATTAATAGCAGATACAAGTATAAACTTGTGTCGTTCTTCTTCACCCTCTTTCACGAGGTTGATTGATTCATCGTGGAACTGTCCACATATATTAGGTCTGGACTTACGATAGATAGCTAACCATTTATCGAAGCAGTAAGCACCAGTAGACTGATTGAGTGTAGAGAATACATCCTTCTCATAACGAAGTGTATGCCAGAAGTTACTTACAGGATTCTTTATCCACATCTGTCCTGCAATCTTTCTTATTCTTTTTAGGTTGTCAGTAGAAAACTTAGCCACTGACCAGTTTCTTGCCCAGTATGCATTTAAAAGTTTTCTTGCTTCTATTTCTGTCATGCCTGTTTCTCTAGATAACTTAGCTGCACCTACACCATAGGTTGCAGAGTAGTTCACCACCTTATAGTTCTTACGTAAATCTTTTAAAGAGATATCACCTGCATTGTGTTTATCTATATCCTCTTGCGTAATAGCACCTGCATGTTTAGCTAAGTCTAAGTGTGGATCAAAACCATCACGAGACATTTCTGCTACGTATTCAGGGTCATAGGGTTCCATGTAATGTCGTTTAGTTGTGTCCTCAAGAGATGTCATATCAGCACCACATAACTTGTAACCTTCTGGTGCAATCAAGCAACCACGTATCTCCTTACCCCAAGGCTTATCAATACTAGGTAAGTTGACCAGAGGTTTGTTGTGTTTAAAACGCAAAGTATTAGTAAGACCATTTACACTCGCTTGTACATACCCATCCCTCTCGCATTCGATTAACCCTTCAAAGATACCAAGTCTGTGTTGTATAACTGTGAGTCCGTCTAGCACACCCACAACTGGGTTCTTTTCTATTAATAGTTTAACTGATTTAGTAAGCTCACCATTCTTTCTGACTTGTGGTATAAGCCTTGTTTCTGTTGGTGACTCTTTAATATATTTAAAGGTGCATGGTTCCCAACCTAGAGAGAACAACCATTCTTTAACTTGCTCAGATGATTTTGGATTAGCTTCTTCCACACCTTTAACAACATTTATTTCTCTAGAGTAGGTAGATGGTAGGTCATGCTCAAACAGTAGTGCATTCCATTCTTCACCTTGTTTAGATAATGAACCATCTTTTTTATGCATTACCTTTGGCCTAGACTTCTTACGAAACAAAGTCCTCATTGGCATAACTGTTTTAAGTTCAACTACTTTTTCTTCCTGCTCTGTTTTTAGTTTATCTATACAACTAAGTGCTAACTCTTTGTCGAGTTTCCATCTGCTTTCTTCTGCAGCGTATGCACACTCCATTTTAAATGTCAGGTATTGATAAAATCTATTTAGATTATTCTGGCACTTGTACACCATCATGTATCTATCATTTAAATTTTTATAAAGCTTGTGGTTTATTCTGACATCTTGTTCGCATCTGTGTTTGTACACACGAGCATTAAGGTTTTCCCAATCATCTACAACAGGTTTGGGTATACCAAACTCTTCACCAAATGATTCTAGTTTATGGTTTGCTCTGTCTGTATTCATTACCCAAGACATAGGTAATGTATCAATTAATCTAGATTTTATTTTTATTCCTAATATCTTTTCTAGCAATGGTATATCATACCTGACGATGTTATGTCCTATAAGGACAGGCTCTCTTCGTAGTATTCTACGCATGTAATCATAGCTATCAACGGTATGAATACTTAAACCATCTCTAGTATAAGACATGCAATGTATTCTGGTTGCATCTTCAAGCAAGCCATCTGCTTCGATATCAAATATAATTCCTTGCTCTATCGCCATTAATCTTCTTCCTCTTCATCATCAGTTGGTAGGTACACAAGTACTAACGATTTACACTTAGGGCAACTTAAATTTGTTTCCATACAGAAATCATCACTCATTTCGTAGTCATGGTCACCACCCCAAATCAATCTTGTATTACAATGCCAACACCTCATGCCACTTCAGCCTCACTTGTAAACAGATCCTCTCTCAATATTGTAGTTACAGGATCATAATATACAGAACCTGCTCTACCTAATTTAGCAAACGGTCTGTTCTTATCTACGATAAAGTTTGTAGTGTTCTGCTCCACCTCGTCCTCACTTTCTGCTGTACGTTCAAGCTTGATACAAATGATTGCCTCTTCTTCAAGAGAAGCCGCATACTTTGTACGTCCATCATCATTCACTTGTGATATGAATACGACACCAATGTTTAACTCTTTAGCTAACTGAGCCATTCGAGATCCTAATGTGGTGAGTGTACTGGTAGCACCATCAACACCTGAGTTAGATAAGTAGGCCAGACGTTGTACATGGTCAATAAATACATACCCTGCACCATAGACAGTTGCTGATAGTCTAACGTAGTCCAACACCTTGAGTGGGTCATCGTGAGACATCATTTCAAAGATGATTGACTTCTCACCTTTGGTAGCAATCTTTGCCGCTTCAATAACATTACTTTCTGATACGTTGTTTTGTTCCGCATCTTCTTTTGTTCTGACGTTTACACCTAACTCATACGTAGCCATAGCTCTGTATGTAGTAGACTTCATCTCTTCCATGTGAAGCATAGCTACAGCATCTTCACCATTCTTCAGTAAGCCTGTCTCGAAGTATCGAATCACTTCTGTTTTACCAGTACCACGAGGTGCTTTGATGAATGTGAGTCCACCTTTAACCATACCACGTATCTTTTCATCAAGACCTGTATGACCTGTAGGTATGTACTCATATGGGTTCTCATTCTTAATTGCTGCTTCTACATCAGCATCAGAGCAGAAGAAATTCTCTGGTGTGTATCTCTGTGGTGACCTAGCTGCCCACATTATCTTGTCTTGCTTACCTGTCATAAGGAACTCGTTAGCATCCTTACACTCTGTCATAGGTACGTAGAAGAACTTCTCAGGGAATGCCTGATACAATTTATTAGCAGCCCTACGCCCAGGTGGGTCTAGCTCACCTGCGTACACTATCTCTTTAAACGATGATAGATATTTAAGATTGTGCTTGATGAACTTCTCACCGATAGAAGATGAGGGTAGTGACTTTACTGGGAAAGACTTACCAAGTATTTGGTATAGTGATGCCGCATCAAACTCACCTTCTGTTATGTAGATACGTTTACCTGTACCTGCATTAAACTCAGGCCCGAAAAGATAATTCATACCAAGGCCACGATCCTTTACCCATGACTTGGATTTGTCATTACACATTCTGTATTTGATTGTGTGTGGATACTTGAATGCGTATCTTATATCCTCACCGTTTGCACCTGTCTGTATCTGGATACCATACAACTGGCAAACGTCAGGATCTATGTCTCGTATACCTGTATACTTAACACCTGATACCTGTATATTCTGTGGTTGTATACGTTCTTTTAATGGGTAGGTTTCTGCAACCCACTCGAAAGTCTCAGGCATGTTCTTCATTGGGTATGCTCTGTGACATGAGTGGCAGTGACCATAACCATCGTCATTCCAGTTGAATGCATCCGAAGAACTGCACTCTTTGTATGGGCATGGTTGGTGTGGATTATCTGACATTTTGTTTCCTCTAAATTTCTCAGTTGGAATTATAGCACTCAATTAAAATTAAATGCAACACTAATCTTTGTCCTCTATTACTTCAACTTCTGTTCCCCATATCCAATCTCCTTGTGTTGGGTCAGGTTCATGGAACTCGTCACCCTCGATGTTGTGCTTGATCCAATACCATCTTTCATCCTCTGGTATTTCATCAGGTACTTCACCTTCCCACTCTAAAAATTTAGACATCTCTGCTGTCGATCTAACTCTAACCATTGTTCATTTTACTCCTATACATTGCTCTTAATCTTTCTTCATCAGTCATCTCACGTATTGAGGTATTAACATTATCTTCCTTGTACTCTACGACAACACCAGTATTCCAGTTTTTCATTTCTTTTACCGCATCTCCAAGGCTATTAAATATCTTAGGCTCTGGGTAGTTACGAAAGCCATTCGTATCCTCTGGTACGTACATAATGTCACCATCTACATCAATAAGAACTGCGTATCTCATTACCTACTCCTTTAATTGTACAGACAATACCCGTTACTGGATCATTAAAACCTGCTATCGCTATTACTTCTATGGCAAGTGTGTCTGTGTTATTAGAATTGTTTACGTATTCTACACATGCATCTTCATGCTCGAATGTTTTGTATGGTATAACGAATGGGTCACCCATAGATAATGTAACAAGTATTACCCACATGTCAGTACTCCGCTGTAAATGTAGCTAATGCATGGTCTTCAGTATCTTCTTCTAATCTTTTTTGCTCATGCATTATCGTGTCTTCAACCATACCTAATGCACTACTTACACGATTAAGTTTATGGTCACATGATTCGTAGTAAAGATCTTCAATTTTCTTTAGTGTATCTTTCATCCATTTCTCTTTGTCAGTCATCTCGTATCCACTTCTAAACATGCTAGTGTTTCTGAGCTATGGTTCACAAGAACCACTGCTTCTTTCAATGCCAGTTGGCATTCTTCTTTTTTACCGTAGTTACCCAACTGGTAGTAATCAACTCCTTGATTAGTTACAAGTTGCATCCATACTAATATCCACATCATCTATAATCCCTCCCGTAATGATACACCATAAACATTTACTTCATACTTGTCTACCTTATTGGCTATGATACCATCAACCCATTGACTTAACATTACAACTTGTTCATCTTCCCACTTTTCATCTATAATTTCTTTAAACAGTTCCACTACAATCTCTCGTATCATCTGTTTGTTTGTCTCATTAATTATCATCAGTCCTTTCCTTTCTTGCTAACTCTAATCCCTTACGTAGCATTTCTTTTGCATCTTCATACTGTCCTCTATGCATACAATCGTAGCTCCACCTAATCCATGACATAGCACCCATGTTCAGTTCGGTAGCTTCACTTGTAATGTCTTGACTATCGGCAATAGCACCACCGCCTACCTTATTGGCATTGAGAAACATTAACAAGCTAGGCTTGTCTACTGGTACATCGACAGTAGTGTAAGCTTTGCCACACATTTTACGTGCATCGGCTTGTGTACCTGCCCATACACCATTGCTGTTTCTATATAGTTTCATCCTCTT